CGTACCCTGAATGACAGCACTCATGCTGTCCCAAGTGCTGGCTTCCATATCGAGGAGCAGCACGTCGGGGGCGCGACCGAAGGTGAAGTTTTCGCTGGACGCGTCGGAGTCCATGACGCCTGCGGTCAACGAGGTCCAGTCGGCTTTCGACTGAATCATGCTGGCGGCTTTGTACGTCACCACGGGGGCGAGCGTCGCAGCGGAACCGGCGAGGTTGGCAGCAGTGTAGAGGAGCTTGGAGCCCCACACCAGGAACCGGCCCTTGTAGCCAGCTTCGTTATCCGCGACAGTCATGCCGGGGACAGCTTTGAAGTTTGTTCCGTCGACGGAGTACTTGAAGACGAGGTCTCCACCGTCCCACTCAGCAGCGGCGCTGAGCACGTCGGGCAGATACAGGTCTACGAAGAACGCCTCGGAACTACCCATATCGAGGGTAGCGGAGTCACCGTTGGCGACTACGGGAGTGAAGACGTTGGATTTCATTGGGCTCTCCTGTCGTTAAGCACCCGGCTGCACAATGAAGGGTACAGCCGGGGGTTACACTTAACGGTGTAAAAGGAATAGGTAGCTTACGCCACCTGGAACTCGACGGCGCTCTCGGGCCGCAGGATACCGGAGCCCACGGCAATCTTGGCAACAATCAAGGTGCCGAGGTTACGCGGGAGGTAGTCCATGCGGGTGGAGAGGTCACGGAGCTTGACGGTACCAACGGCGCCTTTCTGCCACACCTGTCCAAAGGTGTTGCTGAAGTCGGCGCGGTACTTGGTCGGGCCGGTCGTGATGTTCGTCCGGGGAGTGTGATTGGACTTGTTGATGCTCACGCCTGCCACCTTGAGCACGGTGCCCTCGGCGTAGACGCCACTACCACCCCAGTCGCGGTTCAGGACGTTGGTCGTCTGAGCCATGAGGTAATACTGGGCCGGACGGAGAGCGAAGTAGCGCTCGTCTTCCGGGACATCCTTCTCGTCGAGCGCCTGCGCGGCGTCGAACATGCCTGCGGCGAGGTCGCCACCAGCAGTATCGAACTCGGCATCGGTGAGGATGCTGCCGCCGTTGCCACCGGTAATCGTCGCGGACGCTTGCGCGGCCAGGACAATCATCTGGAGGACGTGCTTGTCGAGAGTGTAGGAGATGGACTTGCCAGCCTGCTTCGAGTACTCGCCTCGGACTTCGTAGTGGCTTTTGGCCTCCTCGATGTCGGAGATGAAGATGTCGGAGACGAGCATGTCGTCGATGGCAATCACTCGCTCGGAGTGATTGATGGCCTGGCCGTCGAGTTCCACACCAGCGGTGTGATACGCAGCGGTGGCCTTCCAGGTGGCCGGGAACTGAGCGGACTTGCCGCTGTCGATGTTTCGGACCTTGTGCTTGTCCATAGACATGTTCACTTCGTCGAACGCTGCCAGGACTTCGCCGGAGAAGCGCTTCAGGAACAGTGCGTCGTCAGCACCGGCTCCGTTGTCTTGACCGGACGTTAATAGTGTCGCGTCACCCTCAGCCATGAGAGATAGCTCCTTTGTTATACGACCACAGCGTGTCGGTCGTATGTGGGATTGTGCGCAATGTGCGCGCGTGGTTATCCTTTCCACTGGTCCACAAGGAGTGTCCTGCCGCAGCAGGGTCGAGGCTTTCGCTCGGGTTGGGATAGGGTTGCCGTACTACCTACTGTGGCAGGGTTCGGGCAGAGTCTTGTTCAAGAAAACCCTTTGTCCATTTTCAGTGGACAAAGGGCAGACTTGAACATACTCAGAAAGCGGGAGAGATGTCGACTCGGCCTTGGACCGACAGGGTGTAGGCTTTGTCGGTACCGTAGCGGGAGTCGTTGATTGCTTTGGACTGCTCGGCGCGGTTGGCGAAAGGCTGAACGCCCTCGTTGCCACCACCAGCACCACCGCCAACCTGGAGGTTGTCGAATGAACCCTCGGCTGCGACGTACTGCGTCTTGAGGTCGCGTATCGCCACCTGAGCCCGGTGTCGGTCGCCTGAAGTCACAGCGTCGTTGAAGACCTTGGCCTGGTCGGCGTCCATCTTGTCGCCGGCCCAGTCGACCAACTTGTCGTACTCCTCGGCACCGTTGTCGCCGAGCACGCTCGTCACCGAGGCGTGGTACTGCTCACCGCGGGCCGCTTGGCCTGCGATGAAGTCCTCGACCATCTGGTCGGGGATGCCCAGGTCGCGGACGATGGTCCGGGACTCGGTGCTCAGCCCACCGGTGTCGTTGTACTCGGCGGTCAGGCTGTCCCAGAAGGACTTGTCGGTGAGCGGCTCGTCGGAGGCTGCCGGCAAGTCGTCGGCATTGTCAACATTGTCGTCGTCATTGACAACCGGGTTGCCGTCTTTGTCAACCACCGTGCCGTCATCGCCCTGCTGGCCCTGCGTGAAGCGGGCTTCGAGCCCACCGTGGGCCTTGGACAGCTCGGTAGCTGACAGGCTGGCGTTGAACGTCTTGTCCTCGTTGAACCGGGCGAACTTCTCGGGGCACCACTCGGGGCGGACTGTGGGGTCGGTGCTCGGGGCGTCGTTGCCCTCTGCGCGATGCTCGGCTGCCAGGTTGGCTGCCGCTGCTGCGCCCACGTCATCTGCGGACGCGCCCGAAGACGTGGGCGCGGGCGTGGACGCGGGCACTACCGGGGCCGGCATCAGTTATCCGTCCGGGTGATTTGCGTGGGCTTGCGCTTCTTGTTGCCCTTGGACATCTTGGGCGCGCCATCCTCGTCCAGCAGCGGGTACGGAACCTGCCGGCCTGGGTGCTCGGGGTTGGCTTCGAGCAGCATGGGTATCGCCTCGCCTCGGGGGCGCATGGGGATACCATGGATGGCTGCGCGGGTCGCCATCTCGGTCGCGTGCTTGAGCTGCGCGGCTTCGATGATGTCCTTGTTTGCGTACCACTCCTTCATGTACTCGATGAGCTTGGGCTTGGTGAGCTTCTCCAGCTCCTCGGTGGACTTCTCCGCGAACTTCAGCACCAGCTTCTCGGCGGGCTCGCTGTCAAATTCCGGGACGTCGGCCAGCGTGCCAGCTTCTCGTTCTTTATCGAGTTCCGCGAAGGTCGCGGCGTTTTCTTTGGATGAGACACCGTGCTCGATGCCTCCGGTAGCGGGGGTCATATCACCCATTGGGTTTTCCTCTGCTCAGCCCTGGGAAATCCAGGGGTATTGAGTTTGGTCTAGCCTTCCGGTTGGCCTTGGCCTTGCTGCGTCAGGCGGTCGACGAGCGCGGGTCCGCCTGCTTTCGCCAATTCCTTGGCTACTCCTGGGAGCGCTGCGGCCTGTTGGTCTGCTTGCTGGGCGGCCTGCTGCTGTTGAGCAATCTCGTCCTGCGTCTTGATGAGTCCGGTCTTGTCGATACCGTGGCCGGCGGCCAGGCGGTCGACGAACTCAGATTCGTTGAGTAGCTGCGCGGCACCGTCGCCACCGAACTCGACCAGGTCTTTGGTGAAGCCCTGGAGCTTGCGGAGGTCTTGACCGCGACCGAGGGCGGACAGGCCGGTCGTGATGCGGGGCTTGATGGCACCCTTGGGCAGCTTGGGGATTCGCTTCTGGCGGGTGAGCCGAGCCATCTGGAAGTTGACGATGGGTAGCTGGAAGCCAGACGCGAGGTCGGTGTATAGGTTGCCTAGAGCGTCTTCAATATCCTGTGCGACGAACTGAATCTCGGTCGCGGTGACTCGCTCGCCCTTGCGCTGTACGCTTTGGTTGAGCATGAAGACCTGTTCTAGGCGTTTCTCGATACCGTTGGCCTGGTTCTGGGCGAACGACATGTCGTTGCCCTTGTCGAGCTTGAGGGCGCCGACATCGTTGGGGTTGCCATTGATGATGGAGCCATTGGGCTTCTCAAGGTCGCGGGCCCGTACGGTTGAGTTGGGGTTGCGCATCCACAGAACCTTGGCGGCCTGTGCTGCGGCTTCGAGGAGGTACTTACTAAGCCCCTCGAAGGAGATGAGGTCTCCCATGCAGACGGTCTCGATGTAGCCGCGACCGTAGTTCTCGCCGGGGAGGCGGTTGGTCGTGGGGACAATCATCGGTCCCTTGTCGATGGGGTAGCTGCGGTCAGAGCCCGGTACGAAGTGTCCGTTGATTTCTTGGACTACCTGCCAGCGGGTGTCCTCGCGCCAGTAGCGCGTGTAGATGGTGACGGGCTTGGTGTCCTCGTCGCCGATGGGCTGGCAGTCACACTTGATTACCTGCTCCTCGGTGAGCAGCTCGCGGGAAACGAACTCCTCGATGCAGACCTCCAGGACTTTACCCGAGGGGTCGCGCTGTACGGTGAACTGGTCGAGGCGCCACACGCGGGCGTCGCCTTCATTGTCCTGCCACAAGGCTACGTTGCCCGCGACCAGGAGATGCTTGAGCGACATGCCCAGGCCCTTGCGGAGCCCGGTAGCTGCCAGGTCGGTGGTGACGGCGCGCTCGATGCGGTTGAGCGCGATGTCCATCTCACCCTTGGCCTTGGCGTCCTGGCTCAGGTCTTCTTGGAGCTGAAAGTCATCCACGTCCAGCTTGAACATGGGAGTGTCCGGGGGCATCAGAATCAGCAAGAGCTTACTGCTCAGGTTGTTCAGACCCCTCTGTCCCAAGCCCTGGTAGGGCGTGTACAAAGATTGTGAGCTGTTGAAGCCCTCCTCGGGCATCAACGACGGAATCGTGTAGCGCGCGGCCTGTCGGGCGCGCTGCAGGTAATGCTCGCGCTCCTCTTTCTTGCGGTTGTACCGCTTCTTGATAGGGCCGTCGGACATGGTGTTACGCTCCGAGTGTGGGGCCTTCCGTTGCTTTGGCGGCCACGGTGACGCCTGTGCCGGCAGCGCGGGTGCGCTTCACGGTGCGTAGGCTACGCTTCTCGCCTTTCTTGGCTCTCCGGGGGGCTACCTGGCCACGCTTCACCTCCGACAAGCGAGTCGGGGGAGGCGGGGGCGGAGGCGGCGGCGGAGCTGAGGGTTGACCACCACACATGCTACGAGACTCCTATCGTCGGGACTTCAAACTGGGTCGAGCCACCGATGCGGGCCTTCCTGCGAAGCTCGGAGCGTCGGGGGTTTCGGGTGATGAGCCGGGACACGGTCTTGGCGTCGCCGGCCTTGACCAACCGGAGGTTGGTGTCGGCTGTGAACTGGGCCTTCTTGGCGGCCTGCTCGGCCTGGGCTTTCGCTTCGGCTGCGGCTCGCTTGGCGGCCTTGTCGGCTGCAGACTTCCTGGCACTGATGGCCGATAGCTGGGCTTTGGTCTGCGTACGGACACCAGACTGACGTCGGTTGTCGCGGCGCTTGATTGGTGCGTCACGGCCATCGCCGCCGCCAGCACCACCACCGCCACTACCGCCGCCTCCGCCGCCTCCACCACTGCCACCACCACCACCGCCGAAGTGCGCGGCGAAGGGGAGATGCGTGTCG